TAGTTTCCTTACGTACCGCGCTGTTAGTAGCTTGTTTAATTTCAGCATTTTTGCTTTCAACTAGACTTACTGCCTGTCCTGCGATCTTTTTAGCTTCAGCTAATTGTTTATCTTTCAACCCAACTACTTTAAGTAGTTTTGCAGATTCAGATTTTTCATTAAGATAGCTGTTAGTATATTCTGATGCAAAAGATTCAAAAATCTTACGTCCAAAATCATTCTTACGTGCTGTATCAATGTCCTCTTTAAGTTGAGTCATTTCTTTGTTAAGACCTTTCTCAACTGTCTCTGCAACAATCTTTGTTGCGTCTGTGATAAACTTAGTTTTAACTTTAGCTAGATGTGTTTTAGCTTCACGTACAAGTTTTACCTTGGTTTCAGCTAAATCTTTTTTATCTTCGTAAAACTCTGCAATTTCTTTTGATAATCCATCAATAACAAAATTCTCAAGTTTGGAAAATTTACTTGCCATAGCTTTCTGATCTTCGTGTAGCTCGCCAATTTCTTTGCCCAACTGTTGCGTCACAAATTTTTGCATTAGTCCTGCGTTTTCACGCATTGCTACTGCATATTTTGCTCTTGCTTCAGCTAGTTTTTGACGGTCATCTGCGAATTCAGTAATCTCTTCGCCGAGTTTTTCTTCTAACATTGTATCAATAGCTTCCACCATTGATGCTTTGTCATGCTCATATTTCTGAGCGAACTCTTCGCGAAGTTCAGCAGTAGCTTGCATACGATTCTCTTGAATCTTCTGCTCCCAAGCTCCTTCGATTTCTGCTCTGATTTCTTCTGAAACAACATTGTTTTCAAAGAGTGTCTTCAGTGCATCTAACATTCTTTTCTCCTTGTTAGCGGAGACCGCTGATAATATTCACCAACGATTCCTTTAGGTATTTCTGTGCCTTTGCATCGCCCTGTAATTCTTGAGCCATATTGATTGCCTTATACCCACCACGAGTATTCATTAAGTGTTCGTAAATTGGAGTTGGGTACGCTCCAGGAGCACTTGGTTGGGCAACGGCGTCAACTGTAATAATTTCAAATTCGCTGACCTCGCCACTTCCATCGTCTTTCACATTTCCTGAACCCCTAGATGAAACACCTAGTTTAACGTTGCTCTCAAGCATTGTTTTAACTAGCTGTCCCATCGGAGTTGGAATTACTTTCAACTTACCATAACCATTTGGGCCATCCATCCACATTTCTGTAATCATATGACTTACACGGTCAAGGTTAATATTAAGGCCTTCAGGATGATCAACTTCACCTAGTACACTATATCCACCTTTGATTTGATCGTTGAGCGTGTTGACAGCTCTACTAATCTCACTTACAGGATAAACACGTTGGTTGGCGTTACGAACACCTCCCTGAATGCAAATACCCTTGAGATACAAGTCTTTTCCACCTGCATCATTTTCAGTAGTCTCGACGACCATCTTTGCCTGGTCGAATGATAGTGTTTCAGTTAAATTAAACATCTTATTCATCTGAGTTCCTTATTACTTGCCAACAACACTTTTAGTGTTAGCGGCCTTTTCACCTGTAGCAGGTGCTTTAGCGTTTGACATTGACTTAGAAGCTTTTCCGCCTGGTACGTTTACGTTCCCTGCATTATCTTCTTTAGCTGACATTGCTGAGCCTGCTTCACTACCTGTACCGCCTTTTGCGATATTAGCAGTTGTGCCACCCATGTCATTTTTGCTTGCAACTGGTGATGTAGCTTTGTTATCTTCACCTGTTGGTGCTGATACTTTTTCTACGTACTCACGCATTTGTTCGCCTTCAGTCTTTGTACCTTCATAAGCCGGTACTTCATCGCTAAGTTCGGAAGTTTCATAAGACTCTTCCTGCTCATCTTCATCACCTTCTTCTTCATCATCCATATCCATGTCAGCTTCGTCGTCGCCAGCTTCTTCGCTGTCGTCTTCGCCGCTCATCATTTTTTCAAATTCTGCTTTAAGGTCATCAAGTGCATCTTCTAGGTCAACTACACGATCTTCAACATCTGCATCGTCCATTTCGTCGCCCATATCCATTTCATCACCATCGGCTTCAATGTCGCCGAGCATATCGTCTGTAGCGTCACCGCCCATTGGATCTGCTTCTGGTGTGAATTCTCCGAAGTTTTCTTCAACTTCTTCGTCGGTAGTTTCGTCAAGATCTTCGTCATCTGAAGCTTCATCTACTTCTTCATCAGTTGCTTCATCTACTTCTTCATCTGTAGTTTCATCAACTTCTTCGTCAGTTTCTTCAGCAACTTCAAGATCTTCTAAATCTGTTTCTAGCATCTTTTCGTAGATACCACGTGATTTTTCAATCACAAATTCGTGGAAAAGCTCATCGGCTCCCGCACGATCGTTATTAACTAATTTTTCAAGCATTTGCTCGAGTTTGTTATCCGCCATTTGTTCTCTCCTATAATTTAAGTTTCGTAAGGCTGTCTAATATTATTTACATAATGATTAGAAAATACACGGTAAACGGCCTCATTACGAGTCGTTTTGAAATAAACCGTCTAAAAATCATAATATCTTTTAAATTCGCTAACTGTTATGTGTGACAAATTCGTACATTTTTTTAATTGCTTAGGTACAAAGTCGTCGTTATCTGATACTATTCTAATAAATTTCTTGCCTTGATGTGCATCACAAGTTGATGCTGTTTGCCTTTCCCAGTTACCAAAATAAGTTGCAGGCTCACCTTGTTTTTTATAATTGTGTGTTCCTGCGTATAAGTTATTTACCTTTGTGCGGTTCCCCACATCGTCCTTTGTGCCATGAAAGTCAAAACCTAAGATGTATATAGTATCATGTGCGTGTGTACTTGCTAACCATAATGCTGTAGGACCACTGCTCCATCCTTTTGCTGGTTGAAAAAAATTAAATCCTTGCATGCCACTGTATTGCTTATTTGGATTTGTCCATACTGGATGATTCATCTGATACTTAGCATGGTTAATTTCTAAAATCATCTTTACATCTACAGCAACCAAGTAGTCAGGCTCAAATGTACGAAATACTGCATTACATGCATATACTTTTCCGTATTTTTTTAAAGAGTGCAGTTCAAGGTCTTTACGGCTAGTGCCATTACCTATTACGAAAGCAACGGTCATTTAAAATCCTATATTTCAGGCTGTGCTTGGATACCATACATTTGGCGTACAAATGATAATTCTTTTTGTTTCTCTTCGGCGTGCATTTCTGAACCCCTACGTGCTTTATTGATCTGTTTTAATGTAAGCCGTGTTTTACGTGTGTCGTCACGATTAACAATGCTCTTGTCATCAGTAGCATCGTAGGACTTGTCCTCAGTAGGCTCAAGTGTTTCTTTATCAAAATAAAATAGTTCACGTAGTATCATAATGTTATTTATGCCTCTGCCGGGGCTTCTGGTGCCGGGGTGGTTACTGAGTCAGGACCTTCGCCTGCTCCAACAATTTCGCCGCCTTCGCCGCCTTCAAGTTCATCAACGCTTGCATCTAGGTCTGCATCCATACCAGCACCTGTAATACCTGCGCCACGCATTTCGCCTGCCGCATCAGTAGGTGATGTTGTGATTAACTCATCGTTCTCTTCTTTCCAGTAACGTTCATTTTCTGCAACTTCTGAATCGCTCATTCCTAAGAAACGTTTCATTGCATATCTATTACTAATAAACGGAATAGTTTGTATTTGTGCAAATGTACCAATACGCTGATTATCTAATTCACTTTGTCTGTAACTTGCAAAGTTTTGTGGTGGTTGGAATAAAAGATCAAACATTGCAATATCAACGTTAATACCCTTTTCTATTAGATAGCGTTTAAACTCTTGGTTAAACACTTCTGCAATTAGATTTTGTAAACGTTCGCAATACTTGTTAAAGCGTAGTTCTTGAATATATGCTGTACCTACTCTACCATCACTAATTTGTGCGCCAACGTCATCTTGTGCCGCGGCTGGTAAGTAACTACTTGGAATACGCAATCCTCTAACAAGTTTGTTAGTAAAGTATTTTAGATCGTCAATCTCACCTAAGTTAGTTCCGCCTGGCAGTGTTTCAACTTTAGAACCTCTACCTTCAGCAGTTTGTGGGAAGAAGTAATCTTCGTTAGTTGACAAAGGGTTATAAGCTGAGTCTATGACTGATGTTCCGCCGCCTGTCTTCGATGGGATTCGCCTTTGATGAATTTCCGTTTTAACACGCTCAACAAATTGCATAGCAAGGTGTGATGGCATGTTGCCCACATCAACGTAGAATACTCTTCTTTCCGGAGCTCGTTGTGTACGATAGATAATAATCGCATCTTCAAGCAATTCTTTTTGTTTGTATACTTTAAAGATACCTTCAAGTAAACTGTTACCAAAGGGTGCATTGTTGTCTAACCCTTCTGATAAACTTAGGTGTACCATATGTGCGGCATCAACTGCAATTTCTTTTGTTTTGTCATGCCCAAATCTACCAGCACTTGAACCAGAGGTTTGTGTGTTGCCAACCATACCTCTAACGCCACCTGTTAAATATCCGTCTCCGCCACCAGTTGCATTACCGTTTGTTTGGAAAGGAGTTGTAGCTACGTTGTCAATAAAATTTAAGTTAATATCTCTTACAATATATTGCTCAGGAGTTTTACCTTCTGATTCATTAACAATAATACTTGAAACTTTTGCAGGATCAACGTGATGCCATTTTGCAGTTTCTGGATCTCTAATAAAAAATGCATCGCCGTATTTAAAAACATTACGAACAATTCTAAACATACGTGTACCAAAGTTATTCATTTTAGTCCACTGTTGTAAGTATTGCTCAAGTACTTTAACTTCTGAGTTAGTTGCTATTTTCTTAAAATCAATACTAAAACTTGTTTTATTGATTGGATTCTGTTGTGAGCAAAATTCAGCAAGAATATCTAGTGCCGCATTTACTTCACTATCTTGATCCATAGTATTGTATTGACCGTAACGCTCAACTCTGTTAGGAGCACCTGTGTAAACATCTGGAAGGAAACTGGAGTAATTAGACCTTGCTGGTCCGGGTTGCTGGCCTTGTCCCATACTTAGCGGGCTACGTGTACCTGCGTCACCTTCAACTGGTGTAAAATATCTTTTCCAACTCATGTTTCGTTTTCCTAAATTAGTATACTATTGCAAATTGCCTTTAAGCTCTCTAGTTGCTGTAGTGTTCTTTTTAAATTCGTCTTTTAACTCGTCTATCTTAGTACTTAGCTTATCCCACCAACTATCACCCTCTGCTTCTGGAGTAGTTGTTGATCCGCTAGGATCTGATGATGTTGTTGATCCGCTGGTGTCTGGTGCTGTTACTGGTGCTGTTACTTCTGGATTAGATGTAGTTGTACTTGGTTCTGAAGCTGTTGGGCCTGCCGCTAACTTATTTTTAACCCAGTCTGGGGTCCAGCTAGGTAATGAATTTAATAGCCAGGCTTTAATATTTTCCCAATTAAATATACCCGAAATGCCTGCTACTATAGTGTTAAACTTCTCACTAATACTTTTACCTAGTTCAGATGCGCTAAATTTGTCTTTGATTCCTTCCCAATCAAATACCGTTGCAATGCCTGCAAATAGCAAAGTAGCTATTTTAACCCAAGGATTTAACGCTCCTATAGCTTTAATTACTAACGCAGTAACTGATAATGCAATAGCCGCCCATCCTAAGTTTTCAAATATTGAGCTAAACGCACTACTCAGTAATGGCTTTATTGTATCTATGAATAACTTTTTAGGATTTGTGAATAACTTTTCAAAGAACTCTGTAATAGCAGGTTTGTGTTTTGTCCACAGATCACTAAGTGTTGAAAACATACTTGACATTGTTGCTATTATGCCGCCTTCACGTTGACCGCCTCGAGAGCCGCCTGGTTCGTTTGGTATTTTTTCGCCCATAAACAAATCAGTTATAGATGCTATGAATTTAGTAACTCCATTTTTCATCATAGTTAAGCCATCACCCTTTAGCCATTCCCATGTTTTTGTAATAGATGGTAATACGTTGTCTGAAAATTCTTTAGATAATTTATCAAACATAGTTTTAGCTTCTTCACCTGACGGAATAAAGTCTGCAATCATGTCGCTTGCTTTTTTAAATATTCCACTGTCAACAAACGCGGCTTGTATTTTGCCTTGAATAGTTGCAACTGTTTCAGCAAAGGTCATTAGTTTTGCGGTAAGTGCATCACGTGCGCCTGTTTCTTTATCTGTGGCACCTGCTTGTGTTGTTTGTGCTGTTTGAAGTTGACCAGTCATCTGAAGGTATTCTGCCGTACTTCCGCCTGCCGCTAATGCGGCTTGTGTACCTGCATCGCCTAGTGTTTTGGCAAATTTCATACCGTCCTTGCCAACATTTACGGCAAACTGTGCGGCTTGTTCAGCCGTCATATTCTGTACGTTTTGTGCTTGTGTTCTAAACGTTTCGTTGTTGGCCATTAACTGTTGTGTAAGTGGATCGTTAGCAACTCCGTCAGCCATATCTAATAGTGCGGCTTCAAGTTGTGGAGATGTTGCAGACAGTTGCTGTAATCGTAAGCCAAACTCTTCACCGTGTTTATTAATAGCCATTTGTCTACGAATGTCTAAATTCTTTGACTTCATTTCTGCTTCTAAATCTTTACGACTCTTACCAGTAAGTCTAGATATTTTATCTAGTTCGCTTGAATATTTTAATGAACCATCAATTAATTGTTTATTGGTCATGTTCGATCTGCGACCTGACACTTGCATCATTTCGCTGTAGCTAAGAAAGTTTTCGTTTAGGTCTTGACTTGTGAAACCTAATTCCATCATTCGTTGCCCAATTGGACTTTGTCTTAATTCTTTTGACAACCCTGCAAATCGTTTGGCACCATCTTGTACAGTGCCGCCGAAGATACGCATTCCTACAGTGTTTTCTGCTATCAGCGCCGCAAAGTCTTTTTGTGGTATTGCCGCCTCACCTGCAATTTTAGTTAACTCAAACATATTATTACCAAAGCCGGCACCAATAGTTGATAACTCTCTAAATGTTCCTGCTTGTTGATCAAGTACATTAGTTAACGAAG